GGCCTGCATGTTGGAGAAGTCGAAACCATGCTTGCGGTTGAGTCTTACGACGAGCAGCGAGCGGATCAGGTGCTGGCTTTCCTGCGCCAGTACTGTGGAGACGATTACGACGGACTGGTAACCGTGTATGGCATCGTTTACCGCATCGTTGATATTGGCATGCGTATGCTGCAACCGCACGAGTTGTACCGCGCCCAGGGCTTCCCGGACTGGTACATCATTGACCGCGACTATCGCGGCGTGAAGTACGCCAAAGACAAGCAGGTGGCGCGCTGCGGCAATGCGGTACCGCCGCCGTTCGCCGAGGCGCTGGTTCGTGCCAATCTTCCAGAGCTATGCGCAGTCAAAGAGGAGGAAGCAGCGTGATGAAATTAACCGCACGCCAACAGGAAGTTTTAGATCTTATTAGTGATTACATCGCTGATCACAGGTTTCCGCCAACAATTTACGAACTGTCAGGGTTGATGGGCTGCCGTTCGCCCAATGCGGCAAACGACCACCTTCGTGCGCTACAGCGTAAAGGTGCAATAACAATTACCCCGGGCGTCTCCCGGGGCATCACGATCACTGGACAGAGCGTGGAGGATGAGGCAGTCGCCCTGATCCGCGCGCTCCTTAATGACGATGACCAGGCGCGAGAGAACGCGATCGCCTTTCTCGAAATGCGTGGGGTCGAACTATGAAACTGACCTTGCCATTCCCTCCGAGCGTGAACACCTACTGGCGATCCCCAAACAGCGGCCCTTTGAAAGGCCGCACGCTCATCAGCGCTAAGGGTAGGGCGTTCCAGAGCGAAGCCAGCGCGGCGATTGTCGAGCAGCTGCGCCGCCTGCCTAAGCCGTCCACCGCGCCAGCAGTGGTTGAAATAGTTCTTTTCCCTCCGGATCAGCGCCGCCGGGATCTAGATAACTACAACAAAGCGCTGTTTGACGCGCTGACGCATGCGGGCGTCTGGGAGGACGACAGTCAGGTTAAAAAAATGCTGGTGGAGTGGGGGCCAGTGGTACCGAAAGGTAAGGTCGAGATAACCATCACGCCATTCAGTCAGGAGGTGGATAAATGTCCAGCTGTGGGTTGAAAGAAAAGCGATATGGCAGTAATGTCAAAAAGTGCAAGCGAAGCGGGCGTGCAGGCCCCTCGCAATACAATCAGTGGAGAAAGCTATGAGTCAATTACTTGTGATTGACGGCGTTTCCGTACGCCGTGATCTTGATGGTCGTTACTGCCTGAATGATTTACACCGAGCTGCCGGTGGTGAGAAGCGCCATCAGCCATCAAACTGGGCCTCACTTACCCAGACCCAGGAACTAATCGCTGAAATTTCGAGCGCTCCTGATATTACAGGAGCGGCCCCGCTGGTTACCATTGCTGGCGGTAATAACCAGGGGACGTATGTTTGCAAGGAGTTGGTTTACTCCTATGCAATGTGGATCAGCGCTGCCTTCAACCTGAAAGTGATCCGCACGTTCGACTCCCTTCAGCAGGCTGGTATCGCAACACTCAAAGCCGACCAGGTGCAGGCAGGGGTGATCCTGCTTGAATCCGCCTCCCGCATGTTGAACCTCTCCAATTCTTCAAAACTGGGCGCATACCAGAAGCTTCTTCAGGTCGCTGGGCTGCCTGATCTTATGCCTCAATACACGATTGACGCACCAGCTGGCGCACCAGACGGCTCAAGCCGCCCCACGCAATCTCTGAGTGCTCTGTTGAAAGCTAACGGCATTCGCATAACGGCTACGGTGGCATACCAGCAACTGGCTAAGCTGGGGATCGTTGAACAAAAAGAACGTCGCAGCCGGTCAGGCACTAATGGAATAAAGCGCTTCTGGTCGATGACTGCGAAGGGTTGTATGTACGGGAAGAATATAACCAGCCCGGCGAACCCGCGCGAAACACAGCCGCATTTCTTTGAGTCGAAATTTCAGGAGCTGTTACGCCTGCTCGAAACTGTGCATTGAGGTGTCTGTGAGAGCTTTATTGAATCCTGTGATCGTTAAAGAGTTTGGGTTGGTGGCTTTCCGCCCCGGACCCGAGCTGCTACCGCACTTCTATCGCGGGCGCATTTTGCTGGAGAACGAACCGGATCGACTGGCTGACCTGCCGACAGGTGAAATACCCGCGGCGCGCCAGCCACTGGCAGAAGATCCGGTAATGGTGCCTGTATTCGAACACCCCGAAGTAATACTGCGTGCTGGTGGGCTGATAAGCCTGGAAGCCTGGCTATTGCGTGAAACCGGCTGCCAGTATCCGCATGCCAGCTATCACCACCACGAAATGGTCACGATGCGGCATGAGCCCGGCGCACTGCGGCTGTGCTGGTCCTGTGATAACAAAGTAAGGGACCATTTCACAGACGAACTGGCAGGCATTGCGCGGGCAAACCTGGTAGCCTGGGTATTGTCGGTAGTACGTCGCGGTCTGGGGTTTGATGATTCCCATGCGGTGACACTCCCGGAGCTGTGCTGGTGGCTGACGTTCAACAAGCTGGCGCACGTGATCCCGGAGTCAGTCGCGCGCCAGGCGATGCGCATGCCGGCGCAGGTTATCCAGTCGGTCACGCGCGAAGCGGACATTATGCCGTCGGTACCGGCCACCAGTATCGTTGAAGAGGCAGTAAAACAGGTGCTGGCGCTGAAGGTTGACCCTGAGACGCCGGAGTCATTCATGTTACGACCAAAGCGCCGCCGCTGGCAGAACGAGAAGTACACCCGCTGGGTGAAGTCGCAGCCGTGCGCGTGCTGCGGCAAAACAGCAGACGATCCCCACCACCTGATCGGATACGGCCAGGGCGGGATGGGGACCAAAGCCCATGACCTGTTCGTGTTGCCTTTGTGCAGAACGCACCACGATGAACTTCATGCGGATGTAGGGGCTTTTGAAGCCAAATACGGCACGCAGCCGGAGCTGCTGCTGAAAACATTAGACCGGGCGCTTGCCATTGGCGCGCTGGCGTAATTAGTGGAGATATTTATGCGTGATATTCAGTTGGTATTGGAGCGATGGGGCGGTTGGGCTGCGAGCGATAATTCCGGGGTAGATTACTCACATATAGCGGCTGGCTTTAAGGGGTTGCTACCGCCTACAGGCAAATCCAGACCATCATGCACTGATGACGATGGACTGATTATTGAAAGCTGCCTGGCCCGGTTGCAGAAAAAGAAGCCATATGAGCACTCATTACTTGTAGCACATTACTTGTACGGGATGTCTAAACGCAGCATTGCACGGGCACGGAAAAAAGACGAAAAGTTGATTAGAGTTGAAATGCAGATGGCGGAAGGGTTCATTGATGGATGCTTGGCGACGCTAGACGTGAGGCTAGAAATGGATAGTTTATCTGCAAAATAATTCTTAGCCCGCTAGTCGGGCTTTTTGGATATTTTTTCTAAAAGTTCTTTTTTCTTTTTTTCTGCATCAGATCTGTGAATCAATATGCTTTTAAATCTTTGCAGTTCATCCATATTATCTCTAATAAACACAAATGAATATAATGAAGAGATAAGCAACCCACCAGTTAAGATAAATACATACTCAAAAGCTTGTGTTTTAGTTGAAACGGAAAAAAATCCAACTGCCACAGTAGTTGCAGAGAATAAATAGTAGAAAAAAAGTAGAGATAATCTATTTTTCTTTGTTTTAATTATTGGTCTTAATCTTCTTAACTCATCGTTAGTAAGTGATGGGTGTTCATCCGCCTCTGGAAGCTTGAAGAATGCCTGGACACAATATCCGGATGGTATAAGAAGCAACGTAAGCATTATCCAAGGCGTAGAGGTGTTTTTGAACTGGATGTTGTTAGCGATAAAAAAGAATAAGGCTGAGCCAAAAGCGAAGGCTAAAGTGAGCTTTATTAAAAAAAACTTAAAGTTCATTATTAGCCCTCCCAAATTACTTACCGTTAACTTCGCCTGCACCTATCTTTGAGTGCAACCATTTATGCATTTGTAAATATAAATGGTTTTCATCGATTAGTCCATTGTTATATTGTACATTTACAGTTCCGGATAATCTTAGATCATTCCCTTTAAGGGTGCCTCCACCTTGAAGAAAAATCTCAACATCTTCATCATCCATATTTCTAATTGAAGTGGCAAGTGTGTCCATCAATAATTGACCGTCGCCATTTGTCTTACGCAAATAGGTTATTTCCAAATTAACTTGAAGATTGGCTTCATCAAGAGAATCTTCAAGTTTTAAATCACTAAACCATTGTTCGCCGAATGCAGCTTTTAATATACTTCCCCCGCGGCCAACAGGAAGGAATTTCATCTTTCTAACTTTTTGGACACCTTTTTCTGACTTGGGGTTTGTTACGTGTTTTATTTGAATTGCACCGTCATCGCTTTTACTTTTGATTGGTACACTTCCCAAGTTTATTTTCTTAACTGGAGTTTTTTCGAGCTTTCTTATCGTTTCTTCTGTAGGCTTATCTTTAAGTATTAAAATGCTATCATCTGAAAATGAATTGCCAAAGCTATGTATAAGCCAATTTAAATGAGTTTCTAGATCCTTGGTTCTTAAGGAACTTGATTGTACAATCATTAAATGGTTTTGCAAAACACCAAAATAAAGAATTGAGTCAATAAATTCACGCTTTATCTTTTGTTTTTCTTCGTCAGAAATATCATTATCTGCCTCAAGTTTGATTTGCTGAGACGTTATAGCGTTTATATCATAAAAAGGCGCATCATCACTAATAGTCATTAATGCTTGACTTTTCCCTTGCTCAAATAAAATTAATTGGCCAAATAGAATAGTTTGGAATGTATTGCTTCTGTTTATGACTCTAAATCCACTATCGCTTGCAGATGGGGATATTTGCTCTCGTCTCATACCTACCTTTGGAACAGTTCCATCGATAGAGATAATTGATTCCAAAATGCTTTGCAAGTCAGAATCACAATTACTCATTGCGGCTCTTTTGTAATGAATGGTTTTTTGCCTGCTTTGTTTTAACATCCTTTTATCCTCAACAATAAGCCTAATTATCAAGTAGTAAAAAGTAGATAAGCCCCAGTTACGCGGAATACTTCATCTATTGCTTATCAAACATATAAGAAAAATCAGCAAAAATCACTAACGCGGTCCGCATTTTGTTATGTAATGTGATAAGTGTGGTCACAAAGACACAACGCTTATCCTTCTTTGATCTTCGTCAGTCTGAGCTACTCCTTTCTTTGATAGCTATAGGGTGACTGCACTGTACGGAGATAGGTATGGATATATGCTGTGGTTGCTCTGGATCTTTACACGATTCGTTAAGCGCTGAGGATGAAGGGCAGCAATTCAAATCATGCCCTAAATGCTCAGTAGAAGCTGGTCATCACGTTTTTTATAAACAGGAAGATTTTGGTTTTCGCGATATGGGCGATGGTCGACATATCGTTCAGTCCTGGTGTCCTTCATGCCGAAGCAATCTTTCTCCTGCGTTACCGCCGGCTTTCACATGTAAATAATTCTTTAAAGATTTTAAAGGCTCACTTCGGTGGGCCTTTTTATTTCCCCTCATTCCTGAGAGGACTCACCACTAACGAGGGGGCGTAATGTCCGAACCTTTTTCCGGTACCGCAGCTGCTGGTAGCGCGCTGACCGGCGCGAGCATTTATGGGCTGCTGACCGGCACTGATTACGGCGTGGTGTTCGGCGCGTTTGCCGGGGCCGTGTTCTACGTGGCCACCGCTGCCGACCTGACGATTTTCCGCCGTTCCGCGTATTTCGTCGTGTCGTATTTCGCCGGTGTCTATGGCTCCGGGCTGGTGGGTTCGTGGCTGGCGAGCATAACCGGCTATGCCGACAAACCGCTGGATGCGCTCGGCGCGGTGATTCTGTCTGCCGTGGCCATCAAAACACTGACGTTTTTCAGTGAACAGGACCCGCTGAAGCTGCTGGCACGCTGGAGAGGGGGAACCAATGGTAACTAACGATCCGCTGGTGCTGACCAACGTGGTGGCCTGCGCCGCTATTGTTCTCCGCCTGATGATGTTCCGTAAGCCTGGCGGGAAACATAACCCGTGGGCGTCATGGCTGGCCTACCTGATAATTCTGGCGTATGCATCGGTACCTTTCCGGTACCTGTTTGACTCCTACCTGCATACCCACTGGGCAACCGTGACAATCAACCTGATTATCTGCGCCGCCGTGTTCAGGGCACGGGGGAATGTGGCGCGGCTCTTCTATGTCCTGAGGCCGGAATGAACCAATCACAATTTCAGCAGGCGGCTGGTATAAGCGCCGGATTAGCTGCGCGCTGGTTTCCGCACATTGATGCTGCCATGAAAGAATTCGGTATCACTGCACCGAATGACCAGACGATGTTTATCGCCCAGACCGGGCATGAATCTGTTGGCTTCACCCGGCTGGTGGAGAGCATGAACTACAGCATTGCAGGCCTAGCGAATTTCGTCCGCGCCGGGCGGCTCACACAGGACCAAGCAAACGCGCTGGGCCGCCGCTCGTATGAAAAGGTGCTGCCACTGGAACGCCAGCGCGCCATCGCAAATCTTGTGTACAGCAAACGCCTGGGCAATAAAGTGCCGGGTGATGGCTGGAAATATCGCGGTCGCGGCCTGATTCAGATCACCGGTCAGGCAAATTACACCAAATGCGGTACCGCGCTGAAACTCGATCTGGTCACCAGCCCTGAGCTGCTGGAGCAGAACGTTAACGCGGCGCGTTCAGCGGCATGGTTCTTTGCCGCCAGCGGATGCCTGCTTTACTCCGGCGACCTGGCCCGCGTCACGCAGATTATTAATGGCGGGCAGAACGGCATTGAAGACCGCCGTCAGCGTTACAACCGTGCGCGTGCAGCATTGTTATGATCCAGGTGCTGCTGAAGAAGTACTGGTTTCCGCTGGTGGTGCTGGCGTTGATTGTCATACTGGCCTTTCTGGTCAACCGGTACCGGGATAACGCCATTGAGTACAAAAAGCAGCGTGACGAGAAAACACAGGCGCTCAGTCTCGCGAATGCCACCATCAACGACATGCAGGTGCGCCAGCGAGACGTCGCGGCGCTCGATGCGAAATATACGAAGGAGCTGAGTGATGCGAATGCTGAAAATGATGCTCTGCGTAAGCGTCTCGATAATGGTGGCCGGGTGCGCGTCAAAGGCAAA